CTACAGAAATGGCAAAGTCTGGTCAAGTTCTTTCAGAGGCAGTTCCAACGAACTCTGCTTCTCAAGGCGATGCTGGCATCGCTGGTTTCGGCGGTTCTGCCGGTTCACCAGTTGCTGGTTTTGACCCAATTCTCATTTCACTAGTAAGAAGAAGTTTACCAAACCTTATTGCATATGACATTTGCGGTGTTCAGCCAATGACTGGACCTACAGGTCTTATCTTTGCAATGAGATCTAAGTTCGATACACAAGATGGAACAGAGGCTTTCTATAACGAGGCTAATACAGGTTTCTCTGGTGTAGATGGAGCTCAGCAGGCACTTGCTGCAGGTGGTGCTGTACCAACAGAAGTATTTACTGCTAACGCTGTTCCAAAGCAGGCGATGACTACATCTAAGGCAGAATCATTAGGTGATGGAAACGCTGCTAACACATTCCATGAGATGGCATTCTCAATCGAGAAAGTAACTGTAACCGCAAGAACAAGAGCACTCAAAGCTGAGTATTCTATGGAACTTGCACAAGACTTAAAAGCAGTACACGGTCTTGATGCAGAAACAGAGCTTTCTAACATTCTTTCAGCAGAAATTCTTGCTGAGATAAACCGTGAAGTAATCCGTACAATCTATCAAACTGCTGTACAAGGTGCTCAAGTGGGTACAACAACTCGTGGTAAGTTTGACTTAGATACAGATTCAAACGGTCGTTGGATGGTTGAGAAAGTAAAAGGTCTTGCGTTCCAGATAGAACGTGAAGCTAACGCAATCGCCAAGTTGACTCGTAGAGGAAAAGGTAACATGATGATTTGCTCAAGTGATGTAGCATCCGCTCTCGCTATGGCAGGTCTACTTGACTACAACTCTGCGTTGCAATCTCAAGTCAATCTAACCGTAGATGACACAGGTAACACATTTGCTGGTACAATGTTTGGACGCATCAAAGTCTACATTGACCCATATTTCCCAGTAAGTTCAACAAATGAGTTTGCTGTAATAGGATATAAGGGTACAAATGCTTATGACGCTGGTCTGTTCTATTGCCCATATGTACCACTACAGATGGTCAGAGCAGTTGATACTGGTACCTTCCAGCCAAAAATTGGATTCAAGACTCGTTACGGTCTCGTATCTAATCCATTTGCTGATGGTACATCTGCAAGCACACAAGGTGCATTAACAGCTCAGACAAACCTTTACTACCGTTCTATTCAGATTGCTAACTTAATGTAATCGAATAGATACACCCCGCCTAGAGGCCCCTTGTGGGCCTCTTTTTTTGTCTCCGCTTTTTGTTATGGATAAATAACATTATGGCAGTTACAGATACAAACCCAATCAATCCAAACTTTCTACATCCGAATAAATTTATATTCTCGATGGCGAGAGCACCGAACTTACAATACTTTTGTCAATCGGCAACTGTGCCTGGTTTATCATTAGGTGAAACAGTATTCAATACACCATTTGTAGACCTGTTTGGGCCAGGTGAAAAACCAATCTATGACTTATTAAACATAACTTTCTTAATTGATGAAGATATGAAAGGTTGGCTAGAGATACATGATTGGCTTCGTGCTATGACTTTTCCAGAAAGTTATGAAGATTATAGAAGATTACCTAAATTAAACAAATTTGCCGATAGACCTAATTTTCCACAATTCTGCGATTGTTCAATGACTCTGTTTACCTCGGCAAACAATGCTAAATTTAGATTTTTATTTAAAGATGTTTTTCCAACAACTCTATCTACCTTTGTGGTAAACTCGGCCGATAGTCCAGAAGAGATTTTGACCGCAGATGCCACCTTTAGATTTGCCTATTATAATGTTGAAAAATTTTAAAAATTAGTGTATACTCCTAATAGGAGGCATATATGAACGCAGCTGAAAAAATATTAGAAATGTGGGATAAAGATAGTGAAATTGACCGAACAGAGCCTGGTAGAGAACTCACAAATGTACCCAAACTACACAGCAAATATTTAGCTATACTTTCAAAGCATAGATTATTGGCTAAGAGTGCCGATATAAAGTATGTGAAAATGAGAAGATTGAAATGGGAGTATTATACAGGTAAATTAGATGAAGAAGAATTAAAAGAGAGGGGCTGGGAACCATTTCCGTATGTACTCAAATCCGAGTTGAATACATACCTAGAGAGTGATGATGATTTAAATAAACTTGTAATTAGCAGGACAATGCACCAAGAAATTGTCGAACTATGTACAGGTATTTTAAAAGAATTGAATAGTAGAACGTACCAACTTAGATCATTGATTGATTGGGAGAAGTTTATACAAGGTGTCTGATATTATATTACATAAGTTAAACGAAGCGTATTTACAAGTTGATTGTGAGGACCATTATGCGGTGGAACTATCTAATTATTTTACTTTTTTCGTTCCTGGTTATCGTTTTATGCCGGCCTACAAGTCGAGATTATGGGATGGAAAAATCCGCTTATTCAACTCAAGAAGTAAGACAATATATTCAGGTCTAGTACCATACATTAAAAAATTTTGCGGCGAACGAGATTATAAACTCGATATTTCTCCAGATGTTAATATAACACATTCACTAAGTCTAGTTGAGGCAGTTGAGTTCATAAAGACACTAGATTTGCCTTTTGAACCTAGAGATTATCAGGTTCAATCTTTTGTTCAATGTATTCGTAATAAAAAAAGACTATTGTTATCACCAACAGCATCAGGTAAATCTCTTATCATTTATATGATAGTTAGATACTTGATAAAGTTAGAGTATCAAAAAGGTTTGTTGATTGTGCCTACTACATCTTTAGTAGAACAAATGTATACAGACTTTCAATCTTATGGCTTTGACTCTGATAAGTATTGTCATCGCCAATATTCTGGTAAAGAGAAACATACAAATAACTTTTTGACAATCACAACTTGGCAATCTGTTTATAAAAATGATAAGTCATACTTTGAACAGTTTGATTTTGTCATGGGTGATGAAGCACACCAGTTTAAAGCTAAGTCTCTCACCACTATATTGTCGAATTGTATTAACTCTAAATACAGGATAGGAACTACAGGTACTTTAGATGGTACTCAAACTCACAGATTAGTTTTAGAAGGACTCTTTGGACCTGTTTATAAAGCCACATCAACAGCAGAACTTATAGAGAAAGGACAATTAGCAGGCTTTAAAATAAAATGTCTTATACTGAAATATGAAGAGCAGATAAGACAAGAAGCCAGAAGATGGAACTATAATCAAGAAATAGAATATATTGTTACTAATCAGGCAAGAAACAATTTTATTTCTAATTTAGCTTTATCTTTAGAGGGCAATACTTTAATACTCTTTCAATTTGTAGAAAAACATGGGAAAAAATTATATGAAACAATTGAGAATAAAACAAGAGGTAGGAAAGCTTTCTTCGTTTTTGGAGGAACAGATGCAGAAGTTAGAGAGTCTATTCGAGGAATCGTTGAACGAGAGAAAGATGCGATTATTGTGGCTAGCTATGGTACTTTCAGTACCGGTGTTAATATTACTAATCTTCATAACATAGTTTTTGCTTCGCCGACAAAATCAAGAATCAGAAATCTACAATCAATTGGGCGAGGCCTTAGAAAAGGTAGTGATAAAGAAACTGCCGTGCTTTTTGATATTGTAGATGACTTTCGTGTAGGTAAATTTGCAAACTACACGATTAAACATTTCATAGAAAGGTGTAAGATATATGATGACGAAAAGTTCACTTATAAATTTTACAACATAGAGCTCAAAAATGGAAAAACAGATCAAGATAGTAAGGTTGCAATCGGGTGAGGACATCATTGCAACTTTCTCAGAAAATAAGAAAACTAAAAAGGTAACATTAGAAAGTCCTATGCACATCATTATGAAAAGAATTAACTCAAAATCAGGACCAATGATGTATATGGTGCCTTGGTTACCAGTAGAGATGGTAGATGTAGATATGGCTACATTTGATTCGTCTAACGTATTAGTAACACTTGAACCTAAAAAAGATATGTCTGAATATTACCAGGATTTGGTAACACAAAGTCAAGAAAAAATAAAAGATACAGAAGATGAATTTTTTGGTGAAGAGTGGGAAGAGATTACGGACGAGTATATAAATACTACATCAAGAAAGAAAGGTGATATGTTACACTAATGGATTATAAAAATGTGATAGTGAAAAAGCCATGGGGCCAAGAGTATCTTTGTTATCATAATAATAATGTTGCGATTTGGTTTTTACATATAAAAAAAGGTCAACGAACCTCAATGCACTGCCACCCTAATAAGAATACAGGGTTCGTTGTGCTTGAAGGCAAAACATTTTTATCTTTTCTTAGAGGTGGTGTTGAGATAAATGGCTTGAATAAAATTAATATATTCAGGTCAAGATTTCATTCGACAAAAGCATTGACTGATGCTTATATTTTTGAGATAGAAACACCAGAAGATAAAGACGATTTAGTTAGATTAGAAGATAATTATGGTAGAGTTGGAAAAAAGTATGAAGGTTCTAGCCACCATGAAAATAAATCAGAAGAATGTTTTTGGTTAGAAGAAGCTTCATCTGAATCTAAAGAATCTTATTTTTGTGGCTGTGAAATGAAACATATGATTATTGAAGATAAACAATTATTATTAAATAAAAAAGAAACTGAAATGATAGTTATAACAAGTGGCGGACTTGTAACAAAAGAAGGCCAAAATATTTTATGGCCCGGTGATGTTATAGATGGTGAATCTTTAGAGAGACTCGCAAAAGCATTTGAACTGGGTGACAACACTACAATTTTGAGTATAACAAAATGATACATATTTTTGATCTTGATTTAACAGTTTGGGAATGTTTTAGTAAAAATAATGAACAAATCTGGGCAAAACAAATGGTGCCACCTTTCAAACTAGTTGATGGGTATATAATTGATGATATTAATTCTAAATGTTTTTTAAGAAAAAGTATTGACCAGCAGTTGTTAAAACTACACTTAGAGAATCACAAAATAGGATTTTTATCAGTTGGTGCTTATTCTGGTTTGCCATATGAGTCTCAACCATCAATTTTATTATTGAAAAAATTTGAATTGTATCCTTATTTTAATTACATAAAAAGATTAGAATACAAAACATTTGATAAAGCTTCAGTTATAAAAGATATAAAAGAGCCACTTGTTCTTTATGACGATAATGCCAAAGTGTTAAAAAGCGTGCAAAAATTTGACAATGTAACTGCTGTTGATGCAACAAAGATTAGTGATTGGGATGATTATGAAAAAAATGATTGATATATTATTTGTACACCCAAACGCATCTGAAAAAATATATCAAGGTTTAGCATCTAAAAACTCTGCGATAGAACCACCAATATGGGCAGCTATGTTGGCAAAAAGTGTATTATGGAAAAATCATAGTGCAGAAATTCTTGATGCAGAAGTAGAGGGGTTGAATTATGAAGAGGCAGCTCAAAGAATTGTTGATTACAAAGCTAGAATAGTTTGTTTTGTTGTATATGGTCAACAGCCATCTGCATCATCACAGAACATGGAAGGTGCAACAAAAACGGCTGACATTGTAAAAAATCTTCTGCCTAATCAATTTATTTTATTTGTTGGTGGCCACGTTGCAGCTCTACCAGATGAAACTCTTTTCAGACATAGTTCTATAGATGCTGTTTGCCAAAATGAAGGTGTCTATACAATACATAATTTATTAAAAGTAAAAGATCTAACACAGTTAAGTGATGTAGATGGTTTAACATGGCGACAAGATAATTTTGTATTGTCGAATGATAGTTCACCAGTTGTGCCGAAAAAATATTTAGAACGAGATTTACCTGGTATGGCATGGGACTTATTACCAAGTTTAGATAATTATAGAACAGCTGGTTGGCACTCTTGGTCAAACAACTCAGAGAAACAACCCTTCGCAGCCTTATATACAAGTTT